AGCATAAAGGAAAGAAGATTACCACATCTCTTACGGAGGAGATGGATACAACTATTCAGAACTTAGAGGATGACTACGAGGTTACCATGGGTAGGATACCTAAGTATCACGATAGCCGACCCGATCTCACCTCTGATGCATTTTATTCTAGTCCTAAGTATTGGTGGTTAATCTTGATGTATAATACTATGGAGGATCCTTTTAATAACTTCAATCCAGGTGATATTGTAAGGATACCAGAGATATGACAGTCGGACTAGGCGCAAGAACTTCAACATTCTCAGACACTTTCTCCATAGCACCTCAATCTATGGTGGCTTTATCTTTTGATAAAAAAGCTATACAGAAGTTTTATCAAGGTTCTTTAAAAGCAACCGATAAAGATGTCATAGTATTCAACAAAGGGGATGGGACACTTATTAGTTTTGCTCATGAGTTTGGAGGAGGTACAGGATCTAAAGGCCCTGGATTAAGATTCTCCATGAGGATAGTTGACCAAGATAACTATTTTTTAAACTCTCTTTTCTCAAGTCGATATGAAGACTACATAGCTAGAACAAACAATGCATTAACTGATGAGCTTAAAGAAGAAGCTAAAGATGCTGCTAAAGAAACTCGGGCCGAACAGAAAAACTCACAAAATCCTAATACGATAGTTCAATCGTATGACCTTCTTTATGAACAAGAAGTATCCGAAAGATTACGGAGAGCAGTAAAAACAAACACTAACTTTTATGTAACTTACGGTATAGGTCCTAATAATCAATATTGGGCTGGGCCTTTCTTATGCACCTTGTCTAACGGTGTTTACGAAGAACAGGACGGACTTGTAATATTTAATCTAGAGTTTGTTGGATCTAAATCAATTAGATCCGTAGATCAAACTCTTACTAACAGTCCTCAGGCTGCTAGTGTAACATCAGAGGATATTTTATTTGCTGAGGTTGACTGGAATATTGAAAACGATATTAACATAAAATTCAATCCTTTATATAAAACTGTTCATCTAGCAGTAGAGCCTTTGATAAATAATTACTGTAGGAATGTTCTAGGATACTCTAATGTATTACTGTGCTATAGGGATTTTGGCATTGGTGCTCATTATTATACACCAGTCACGGGGAGGCAGTCTACTGTAGAGTCGGTTAGTTCAATACAGGAGTTTGAATTTTTAGGAATACAAGCGGCTGGGTCAATTAGAAGAGAACAATACAATGTGTATGGGCGAGGTCAGTTGCTGGGAGAGGTAGTAGACACTCAAGAGAGAGCCTTTAATGCTGTTGATTTCGCTCCAAACAACGATTTCATAGAAGTAACTGACGCCTCGTATCCAGGAACAAGAAGAACCAACGACATCAGTATCAAACTAACTGCCGATGGATCAAATCCAGACAATGCCTTTAGACCTATCGTAAACCTTTTATCTAATATATCTGATCTTCCTAACATTGAAGAATTAGTTGATCCTGTAGCTGTATTAGAAAATGATGTAGAAATAGTACAGCACATGTACGATACCTACAACGGCATTCTTCCTGGATATATTACAGATCCAAACCAGCCTGTGCTAATTATTGGAGAGAACGCTCTCATACAGCATGTTGTGTACGGAAAGCCTGTAGCGGATGAGTCCTTAATATCTGAAAAAATGGTGGGTCCTGAGAATACGGTTGTAAAAAAGGTTTATAACACAAGAGATAAAAATAAAACATTCTTTCAATCAAGAAAAGACAGAAGACCTTATGTCTCTATTTTTGATGAAGAAGCGCCTGTAGTACCTGAAGACTTCGCACTTCCACAAGAAGTATCGAATAAAATTAGAGAGTTTAATATACCCGTATTCCGAATGAATACACAGAATGCAAATGTGTTAAGCTTAACTGCCAACAGTGATGCCTTCTTGATTAGTACGATTGGACAAGTCTCTAGACAGTTAATGATTTCTGCAACAAGAAATGCAGCACAAACTCAGGCAAACCTTCTTCATAGCCAAAAGCAGGCTAATCAAATGATAAGTAAGATAGTAGGTTATTTATCAAAAGCGTACCAGCTATCAAATGTTAACAATGCCTACTCAGTTTTAAGCAACGCTATTGTGGGTGATCCTGATTTTCAGTCCATGGCAGGTGACCTCGCTAATCTAATATTGGCTCCTGATTCTGCCTTGGTTGGACCTAACCCGTTAACCACGGGAACATCTTCTTCGTCGTTGATTGCTTACTTGTACAACTTTTTTAAGCTATTCTCTTCTCAGCATACAGCTATAATTAAAACGGTCCCTCATTTTAACTTCTCAGACACTTCTCTTTTGGGTGATAATTGTATTCTTTTCAAGAACATAAATAGAAGTTTGATGGGAGACCCTTCTGTAACAAATAGCATTTACACAGGAGTTTGGGTAATAACGGGATTCAAGCATGTTATCAGCGGAGATGATGCATACTCGGAGTTCTCAATAATTAAAAAGCCTTTCTCAATGGAGGCAGCGAAATGAAGATTTATCTAGGAACGGTATTAGGAAGGATTGATATCAACAGAACGGGAACCATAAGCGTCAGTATAGATGATATTGGTGTAAGAAATGTTGAGTATGTATCTCCTACAGCGGGTAGTTCAGCTAAGTTTGTATCTGTTCCTAGACACGGATCAAGAGTTTTAGTGTGCCAACCTTTTGGAAGTCTTAAATACTTCTATATGGGATCTTGTATGGGTCCTGAAAGATTAGCGAACTTGGGAGTTGATCCTTTAGACATAGAGTCCAACAACTCTCATGATGATATACCTCATTGGAACTTTCCTGACATATACCATCAAACTATTGAACCCACAATTCAGGCGTGGTCATCTGCATACGGTGCTGCGTTGATCCTATCTGATTCTGCAAGTGAAGCAAACATTAGAAGATTTGCTGCACTTAAGTCTACCAAGGAACACTTCTTAAATCTTAGTGATGACCCTTTAAACGAGGGAGTGACTATCCGAACGAATCAAGGTGATCCTAAGGATATGGACAATCCTGAGGATATGATAAAGATCACAGGAAAGAATACTAATGATCTTATAGGTCCTAGAGCCATCTTGATGGAATGTAAGAGAAACATGCATCAGGAGAGTAGATTCGGAAACTACACTCAAAGAATCTACAACGGCGGATTGATGAGGATATACAACTCATCCAGAAATGATTACGCTGAAGGAGACTCAGGGTATTTCGGTAATTCACAGAATGGAGAGATTGAAATAGAGACTTGGCACAATGATGTGCATATATTCGTAAGAAATCCTAAGGCTAATGTGGTTGTAGAGTCTTGGGGTGGAGATGTTCAAGTTTATGCAGGAGGAGATGTTAAGGTTCATTCAGCAGGTAATATAGATCTTGACGCAGGGGGAGAGATTAACATGAAGGCTGGAGGTAACATAAATATGGATGGTAGTCAGATACATCTAAACTCTGGTCAGGCTTCTCCTAAGAACAGAACTATCTCTAAGAGAGAGGAGCTTGAGGGAGATCTAACACTAAAGGAATAATAAAATGGCAAAGTTAAATCCATCAATACTATCAAACCCACTGGAGTTTGCTGAGACAACATGGGGTGTACCTAACTGTTTGGCAAACCTTACTGAAAATTTGATAGGGTTAATCCCAGGTGATGTTTTAGGAACTTACGCTGAATCTATGCAGGAAGGTAGAGAAGAAGCTAGGTCCTGGCTTGCAAGTAAATCTAAAGAGTGGTTCGGTGATAGTGGATTCCTTTCATACAATAGTGCTACAGGTAAGCTAGAGTTGTTCTCTCCTAAGAACACTGGCTCAGGTATATCGGCCCTGAATACTCTAGGTAAGTACGCAGGCATTGCTCAAGCAGCTTGGCAAGTTGGTGAAGATTTAGTTAATCAGGTAAACGATGTTATAGATTGTATTCAAGAAGTCGGTGACTACTTCGATAACCTAAATAACGAATCTCCAAACTCTACTATTCAAGCATCACCTCCGCCAGCAGGGTCCCTGCCTCCCGTATATCCAAGTGAAGGAGCAAGAGCTTCATTTGAAAGAGAGTATGAAGAGACTACTGCGGCCATCAATAATTTCACAGAGAAGATCCAGATGATCGAGCGTGAGCTTCGATTAAGAAGAGAAGATCCTTCACGCGAGCCTATCGTAAATCTTTCAGGCCCAGGAGAGGTTGAAGAAACGCCTGATCCTATATTCAGACTTACCTATGGACCTCCTAAGTCCAAGACTGGACAGTTCCTTCTATCTAGAGACGGCATCTATTACAACAGCCAGACCAGAGATTATGCGGAAGGTGATGTACCAAGACTGTCTGATATAGGAATGGTTCCATCTCCAGACCGATGGAAACTAGACCACCCGGCTAACCTTGGAGGAAAGGGTCAAGGGTTCTCGCTCGCCCAAATTGATAAGTATGTTGGAACTTTATTTGATGTTAATCAAGTAGACGATTCACAATCTCTGCATAGATTCTACGATGTAGATAATATGCTCAACTCTCTTGTTGGTCGTAAGAACAGTGAGGTTTCTAAGCTTAATAAACAAAGAGAGGCTTATATAGCATCAGGTTACGACCAAGACTCAGCGGTAGTGGCAAATATTTATAATCAAATACAGAGTGCTGTAGATGAGTTTGATTATAAAATAAGAAAGAGAAAGAAGCAGATTGAAGTAGCTGTCAAGGCACCTGATTTCTTTGGTATTGATATACCTTTCCAACCAGGACACATACCCGTTAACGACTTCACCTTCTTAAGCTCTTTGAACTTACCAATTGAACTAGGAAAACAAAGAGCCCTGACCTTTGATCACGGAGAAGTTCAGGACATAGTTCTTCCTCTAGTTCCTAAGTATGTAAGGGCTAAGGACTCAGAGTGGCGTGTTAATCTTCAACCATTAGAGGTGGCTGAGATAGGAACTGGAGATCACATTAAAGTGTTTGATGTATCTACTTCTCCTGCGCCTATTCTTAGTATCACTGACGGTATAGTTACAGATCATCTAGAAGCATCTTATTCATTCTTGATCCCTTCTGTTGAAAAGAGTGGTAGATCAACTAAGTTTAATGTATTAAACGACAACGCAGATGGTGGATATCACGACGCACAGCTTGTAGGTAACGATGTGTCTAGTGTATTCGAGATGGGTGTATCAATTCCAAAGCTGGATGGAATAGTAAGACCCAGGCTTCTTACAAAAGGAAGCACTAGTAGTATAGTATTTGAAAAGCTAGGATCTTATGTAAGGCTACCTGATTCACCTAACATGCAGAACCTTATGTATAACAAGTACGGTTGCTCATTCGATACTTGGCTTTACATGCCTAATTTAGGCGCATCTGCCAATTTGGCAGAGAAGAGTCCTGCATCTGACCCCAGCTTCACTGCATCCGATTCTTCCTGGACGGACTTCAATTACTACAAGATTCTCGTGGGTAACGAAAATATTGGTGGATCCCATATAGAAACTAACATCAGCGCGATGACAGATAACTTCTCCACAAATACAGTTAGAGGTATGTTAATGGGCTTCACTAGAGATCCTCAAATGACTAGCGATACCGTCCTTGGAAGAGGATCAGACTTCGATATTGGAGATGGTTTTGGACTGGTAACAAGTGCAACCACAAGGAAGACTCACTTCTTTATTGCACCTACTCAGTCGGCTAATGGGACTGATGTGGAGTTTATTAGAAATGAGCCTTGCAACCCAGAAGATGACCCATACAGAAAGATGTCTGTGTCTATCTCAGCCACAACTGACAGCGGATATGCATTAAGTGATTGCTCTCAAGAGTTTGTACACTTGAATATTTCATTTAGTGTATCCTCTGATGAAATCTCTCTGTTCTTGAACGGTGAAGAGTTAGCTACAAGCTCCTACTCCTCCGTATTCGGAAAAGATCCTAAGATTCCAGCGGCAATACCTACCTTCATATCCCCAAAGGACTCTGCTTACCCTAGCTACAATTACGATGATATTCCAACAGGTCCTGCTCTGAATACCTACTTTACTCCCTGGATTATTGGTGGAGGTTATACTGATGGGCTTAGTGTGGATTTAGTTCAGGACGGGACATATGACGGCTCTGGAGGGTTCATGTCCACAGGTCACGGTCTTTACAGCGGATTGACAGGCCATGTCGGAAGTTTCAAAGTTTACTCTAAGCCTCTAAATAAAACAGAGGCGTTGACGAACTACGAGACTCATAAAGAATATTACGAGGATATTGATTTATAATGGTTTCAAGGGTTTACGGAGATAGGGTATCGCGTGAGATAGAAGAGGCGATTAAGGTTAAGTCCGAAGAGAAAAGGTATGGAGTCGCCTTTCCTGCTGGTAAAACCAAACAAAACATATTCTCTAAAGAATACGGATCTAGCATAATTTTCTCACAGCTTAAACAGCTTCTTCTAGTTGATCGTGGTGAGAGGGTCATGCTCCCAGGCTACGGGATCAATGTTCGTAGTTATTTGTTTGATAACATAACCAAATCTGATCTAGATATAATGAAGGCCGACATTAAGGATCAGATTGCTAAGTATGTTCCAAATGTGGAGGTTATTGATATTCAACTTAAGTTAGCGCAAAACTATAAGTATGGTGGTTTAGATGCTGTGCTTGTACAGATAACTTTGAGAGCTACAAAGCTTAACCAAATTCTAGACTTTTCACTTGAGCTATGAGCAACATCCCATACACAACTGCATCCTCTGATTTCCTGAAGAACATCATGCCTAGCATTGATGAGAGAGGAGACTTTATAGATTTCACAGCTACGGACTTCGCAACATTAAGACGAGCCCTTTTTGAGTATATTCAAGCTGTTTATCCTAGAGATTATCAAAACTTCGCTGAGTCTGATTTCGGTGTCATGTTCTCCGAACTTGTTGCATATATGGGTTCAATCATGTCATACAAGGCTGACATGCTTGCTCACGAAGGCTTTATCAAGACAGCTAAGGATAGAAACAATGTCAAGAAGCTTCTAGAGTTGATCGGCATTAGGATGCGTGGACCAGCATCGGGTGCTGCTTCAGCCAGAGTCACTGCGGACACTGCTCTGACAGGAGAATACTACAACATAAATCCTGAGGATAGAGTTGTTAGTGTTGTTTCTCCTATGGATGGGGGACCTGTAAACTATACACTATATACCGTAACAGATGGTCAGCTAGACCCTCCATCAACTGACGGGTCAATAAGCTTGCTATCTTCTACTTCAGAAGGAGCAGCAGGTTTGGTTTGGAATAATCTGGCTCTAGTAGAAGGTCTTTTAGCAGAAGAGAGTGGGACCTTTACTCAGGTACAATCTCTTAAGGAAGTAAGATTGCCAGAAGGACCTGTAATTGAGAATAGTATACAGGTCATCGTAGAAGATACTACTAACAGCGGAGTGTATACCGAGGTAGAGAGTTTATTCTCAGCTTCATCAGGAGATCATCAAATATTCTCCGTCGTATATGATGATGATTATAACGCCACGGTTATCTTTGGAGACGGAACCAATGGAGCAGTCCCAGGAACCAACGGAACATACTACATTTATTACAGAGTTGGAGGTGGTGAGAGGGGTAACGCTCCTACTAGCTACATCAACACTACTGTAAATGAGGCAGGAGGGTCTGCTTCCTTCGTTCTAGAGAACATCACAGCGATAACGGGAGGTTCCGATGCAGAAAGCGTTGGGAAAGCCAAGGAATACGGTCCTCTGGCCTTCAAGTCTCAAGACAGGCTAGTGAGCCTAGAAGATTACAAGACCTTTGTGAACAGGTTTGTAGGCCCTGCTGGAGCAACTGGAAAGGCAACCGTATCGACCAGAAAGTCTTTCGCATCAGCGAACATCCTAGATGTGTATGTTTTGGAGAAGGCAAACAACACACAACTTACAAAAACCTCTGTGGCTTATAAAACAGCACTTCTTGAAGCCATGAACTTGAAGAAGATGATGACAGATGATCTTGTAATAGTTGATGGATTGATTAGAGCTATTGATTTGTCCATGACTATCTTTGTAGATAAATCTTACAGAAGAAGAGAGATAGAATTATTACAGAAGTCCTCCGACGCTGTTAAGAGTTATTTCAATGTAGACAATAGAGATTTCGGTGAGAGAGTTTACTTGGACGATATTAACAGAGCCGTATTTAACGGTGTTAAGGAAGTAAAGATTGCTACCATCGACAACATTAGCCAAGATATTCAACTAAACTACAACGAGATCATTCAACTGAACAACCTAGTTATTAATGTGAGCTATGTATAATTACTTCCCTAGAAACTACGAGAAGGTACTTGAGAAGCTAATTCCTCGCGTCTATATTGACGAGGACTTAGCAATCAGTTCTATGCCATCAACTGATCTCGTAGATCTAGTTATAGGTGCTATCATTGATTTCTCTGAGAACTCCTACAATAACGCATCGGACATTGATAGAAACATTCTTCCTGTCTCTGCCGTAGGAACTCTTTCTGACATTCAAGAAGCGTCAGGTATGTTACCTTACCTTGTCCCAGGCGGCAAGACTAGGGATATCACTCCATACAGGTTTGAACTTGAGATCTTTAAGCCTTTAGGTAGATCAATATCTGATTATGACACTTCATCCGATCTATACACAGCAATAAGACAAACCTTTCAAGAGACAAGATTAAACGGTTATAACGGAGCAGCGTTCCTAGATCTCGCAGACACTACATCGAGTGCGTTTGCAAATGATTCTTCAGGGACTCACATTTACCTTGCAAATTCTTTAGGTTTCTTCTACTTCTTAAATTTTGTATGTCCTGATGTTCCTGCTGCATCTAGACCTTATTACTTCGTAGAGAGAACACTAGCTAAAAAATTCTCTAAAGGTGAGACTGTCACTATAGAGGATGCTATAAAAGATTACTTCAGGTATGTCTGGTCAGTCTATGATGATCATCTAGCAGACGCTGACATAAACCTAACGAATCTTGTTCCTTCTCAGTTTGTGTCAGGGACAGGAACTTATACAAGCGGAACTCAGGGCTTAGATAACCTTCTCACAACGGTAGGCATAATCTACAACAAAGGAGCACTGCGAGATCAGGACACTTATTTGAGGGATGCGTTCCAGGATTATATAGACTCTGGTGTAAAACCAAATACTCAATTAAGACAAGGACCTTTCTCAAAATACCTTAGAGCCGTTTCCTACATGATGGGAGACATTGACGAGTATAATGTAAAGCTCAAGATATCCAAGTCAGTTCAGGAGTGCCCAGAGGAATATTTAGAATACTTAGCGGACCTTATAGGATGGAAGTTCTACGGAGATAATATATCATCCTGGAGAAGACAGTTAAGAGCAGCTACAGAGCTATACAAGAAGAAGGGAACCAAGAAGGGTCTTATGGATGCCTTCTCTACGGTTCTTCCTAATGTACCTATAGATCTCGATAGCAGCATCAGTGAGA